TCACTATCGATTTCACACTGAGCTACCGTTTTGATCCCAGAAAATTGGGCGGCCAATGTAAATCCGCCGATCCCCGTAAATAAATCTAAATGCTTAATCATGTTCATTAACTCAAAATACTAACAATGCGCTATATTTGATGCTTGCTGCGCTGCGCACAACTAAGCTTTGGGTTATGTGTTATCACATATTGTTGTGATTTGAGGCGTGTGGTCTGTATTTGGTTTTGATTTTGGCCTACTTTCTTCAATACCGACTTTAACTTTCGTATTCCCATCGCCCCACTCTCTAATGAAGCCTGCTAATGATTCAGCACTCTCAAAAGCCCAAATTTTACCAATGTACTCACGTTTATTTTCTCTTACAATAAATCCGTTTTCTGCAACATCTATTATCAAATCACCAGTATTCATAAATCACCTCTCTAATTAATTAAATTCACATAACAACGCAAATCACAGCTGACTCACTACGCTACGCTTCGTTCACACCAGTTTGCAAGGCTATACGTCTATATTTATTATAGATGACGGGTTTCGGCATTCTGGCATAGGCCAGCCCTTAACGCCTTTAGGTACAAAAGTAACCCCGCCGCTTTCTTTGCACTTAACTTTAAATCTATTAACGTACTCACTATGAGCAACCCCATTGATCGCTATCTTTCCAAAGAATAATACTAAAAAAACAACTAGAAACACCAAGATAAAGTTTTCCACAAAAAGAGCGTATAACAACTTGGTTAAATCGCTTCGCTCGGACTCACTACAATTCACTTCGTTCATTTCCGTTCTCCGTTTGCCAAAAGGTTATGGCGACTATTAACCGCCGTGGTTATGTTGCGTTTAGACCTTCGCCGTTTATCTTGTGCCATTTGTTGTGGCATCCTGGGCATAGCCATCGAACAACTAGCGGGTATGCGTAGTCGTCGTGGTGAGATACTGCGCGACTGTCTTTGCATTCGCTACATGGCTGTTTTTTCATTCTCCCAGACCTAATTTCATTTTTTACTGCTTGATGTGCAGCTTTGATTTTTGGGTGAGCATTTTTGTAGCGTATATACGCATTTCTTGCCCCCTCACTAGAATTCCATTTTCTATCCCTATTTTTTCCTGCTTTTGTTTTTCTGTACCTTCTTTGATATTCAGACCTGCATGATTTGCATTGTATTTGCAGGCCGTCTGCCATTGACGAGCATTTGTGAAACATACTAAGGTCTAATCTTTTTTTACATCCACCGCATATTTTCATAATAAAAACTCAAACAAATATCAATGATAGCATATTAATGACGATTAATCATCATTAGGTAGGACTTTAAGCGCACAAAGACATACCGCTAGAACGGAATGTCATCGATATCATCAAAGCTATCCATTCCCTGAGCAGGCTGCGGTGCGGCGGCTGGCCTTTGCGGGGCGCTCGCTTGAGGTTGTGCGGCTTGCTGGGAAGGGCTGCCGCTAGCCCCTTGGTGAACACCGCGATCCGCAGCGTTTTCAGTCGTCCCAGCTCGACCACCAAGCATTTGCATCTCACCACCCACAATTTCAGTAGTGTAGCGATCTTGACCGCTTTGGTCTTGCCATTTACGAGTTCTTAATGAACCTTCTACATACACTTGTGAGCCTTTCTTTAAATACTCGCCAGCAATCTCTGCAAGGCGATTAAAGAAGACGATGCGGTGCCATTCGGTGCGCTCTTGAGGCTGGCCGGTTTGCTTATCCTTCCAACTCTCGGAAGTCGCGACACTGATATTGGTCACTGCGCCACCTGACGGCATATATTTAACTTCTGGGTCGTCACCCAAATTACCCACTATTGTTACCTTGTTAACTCCTCTAGCCATTATTTCTCACCTTTTTTATTGATTGTTAATTCACGTGCCGTTTTTTCACGCGCCTCTTTCTTGATTCTGCGAAGCTTTTTTATCCTGCATCCAGCACTACAAACAACTGCATCAGCTCTCGCATTTTTTCGCTCTTTGCCGCATTCTGGGCATATAAAATCTTTTGGCATATCGCCCTCAATTCGTTAAGCAATTGTAACGCTTATCAAGCAAGCGTTACAATCATTTTTGATTATAGTGAATATAATATGTATTAGTATTTTATATACACGTTATTTTATCCTCAATGAAGGTTCTGAACGAACCAAACATGCGCCGCTCACGCTTTCAGGGTCATTTTTCAATGCTTTCATTATTTCTCGCTTATCCGGCGTGATGCTTGTTTTTACCGCCAAGTATTCAGGATCGATTACCTCTTCGTCGTAAATACTAACAACCTCCCTTCCTTTCGCTAAAGTTATAGAAAACAAAGGGCATTTGATATTGGTAATATCTAATGCAATCATATTATCCTTTAAATAATCTCTAATATTTTGATTTCTGTTTTGTATAACTTTTTTCCGCTTTTGCAGCCGGTCTATTTCCGAATCTATCTTTTCAATATCTAAAGACATTTCGCTAATTATGTGAGTTACCGCAACAGCTTTTTCATTAAAAGCGCCTTCGATTGACTCAAGAGTGTCCTTTATGGATTCTTGAGTTAGCTCTGATTCTGGATCACTAGCAAGATTGCACAATTCTAAATACTGACCTGCTATATTTCTAAGCTGCATTTTCTTTCTCCTCTAACTCTAACTTTCTCTTATTTTTCGCTGCTTCGACTTTTATTAACCCACCCTTGTCGCCTTTCTTTGTGCAGCCTTTTACGAGTATTACATTCAAACTCTTAAGCTCATTTAAGCTCACTGAACTACCGATTAGCTTCATGTGATCAGAAAACCATTTGTCGTATTCCTGCGCCTGCTTTAATGCCTCGGCATCCTTGTCTTGAGCTTTCGCCATAGCTTCTTCGTTAGTTCGGTCTTGTATGTAGTCTTGGTCATCAAAATCACCCATAAACACATCGGCGCAAAAGCCAAGTCGGGACAATGCTTTACTGATAGTATTCGTCTCTACTTTTTTCGGCCAATCTTCGTCTGGATTAGCACCCATCATTGGCTTGATTGCGTTGTGAATAGGGAACTCGTACCGCTTATCGTCTTGTACGTAGAAAAAAACAGCTTCATGCACAATAATTCCGGTGGCTTCTAGCATTTCGAGATTAAATTTTGTTTGTGATAAACCCCATCCTTTGCCATACATGCCGAATATTTCGGTTGCTTTCTTGGCTTGATACATTGCGTCGATTGCAGTAAACCCGCCGCGCTGCGTCACTCTCTTTGTGTAAGCTGGATCGGTCTTATCGACTCTATCCCACACTTTCATTAATTCACTCATCGTGTCACCCCCATTATTTTCATAAATTCGTCATCGCTTAAATCACTAAAAGACGGTTTAGGGTTGCAAACCGCATACGCCCTATCAATTATGGTTTTTCTACCGCTAACAACCTTAACTTCCGGCTCTATCACTCTTGCGTTATCGTTCTTTGTTGCCATGTTCATATCCACCCCGCCATGGTTTCACCAAATTTAAAAATTAAATAGCAGCACAGTGCAGCCGCTATAGCCCATACAAAAAAGTTAATTGTTTTTACTGTAGTTAATCGCTTCTTCAATTGCTGCATCGACTTTCTCCTTTATTTCTTTGCTTACGCTATAGGTGACGCAATCATGCTTAATAGTGTAGTTGCCGCTTAAGTCTTTATTCGGCTGCATAATCGAATAATTCAGCTCATGAAAAGACTTTGAATCTTTTTGCCAAAAAGTGCCTTTTTCTGAATTCGCGGAAGCACTATAAAAATAATATTCTATGCCCGTCTCTTTGCTGGTATATTTTTCATCAATAACAAATCCGTTCATTATTCATCATCCTTATATTGGTTGTCAGTTACAGGCGAAAGCAGCTCATACCAAAGAGTGCTGTAGTCGTGTATCTCAATCTTTATCATTACGCCATTCTGACTGCAGGCGTGAACATGGAAGTTGTTGTTGCTGATATAATCAAAAATGTAATCGATATCCCCCACAATCGTTTCACCTTCCCATGACAAAACATAATCGCCTTTAATTTTAGGTGCATCTATTGATTTAAACCCTACTTCATCTGGTGAATTGCACATAACTTTTCCTCTCTTGTTTATTTATTTAATGACTCATAGTAATGGAAAGGCGTTACACTGTCAACGATTTTATTATATTAAATGTATATATATTTATATATTGCACTTATATACATAACTATGCTAAAGTAGTTGCAACTTAACCGGAGAAGCAAAAAATGTCACATACATTAGCACCCTTGAAAATACCTAATGATCTACACAAATGGATAGAAGCGAAAAAAGAAAAAACGGGCAACTCTTATAGTGTAATCGTAAGGGATGCAATGAGGCTTGAGATGGATCGAGATAAGCGTAAAGCCTCTAAGGGCGCATAAAAAAACTTAACAACAACCGTCGCTTTTGAAAGCGGTTGTTATAAACCGAGGACTGAAAAATGATTACAGTTTTTAAATACACAATAGACCCATATAGTAGTGAGATTGAATTGCCGATAGGGGCTGAAATATTGAGCGTTGCCTTTCAGCGTGATGATTTTTGCGTGTGGGCGAAGGTTGACACAGAAGCCAAGACAGAAACACGAAACTTTGAGGCATTTGGTACAGGGCATGAAATACCTAGAGGCATGGGTATTGATTATAAATTTGTCGGAACTGCTAACATGGATAATGGATTAGTTTTTCATGCGTTTGAGCGATTAGGTTTATAACCTTATTTTTAGCTGCGGCAGTACGCAGCATGAAGTGAAGCAGTTTTATAACCGTCTGCTATAAAATGGTTGTTATGTGTTAATGATAAATAGATGGAAACAAAATGAAAAAGAGAGCAAGGTGGAAACGCATTCCATGCGACATCATTCAGCAGCATCCAGAGCTTATGGATACCATTCTTAAATATGTGAAATCTGGTGATCGCCGCTGGCCTTATTTGTGTGACAACGTTGTCAAGTGGAAAAAGATGTAGCGACACATAACCCAGCAAACTGCTGAGAACGAAGCGTAGCGTAGTGAGTCAGCATGATTTGCGTTGTTATGTGATTTTAATTAACTAGAGAGGTGATTTATGAATATTTATGAGATTGCTCTTTACGCAGCAACATTTTTATTTGTTGCTGGCGGCCTTTTAACTGCCTACCCGCTATCTAGTTTCGAGGCATATAGAAAATGGAGAAAGGGGTACTGGGTGTACACGCCCTTTATCGGATGGAAAAAAGTAAGCAGAAAAGTATATTTTGATAAGGTGTATGAAAGAGGTAGTTTCATAACCTTGGAAAGATACACATAACCTATTACTAAATTGTTGGCGTGTAGCGCCAGCGGAACGACAATCAATTTGAGTGCGTTGTTATGTTTGGATTAATAAAATATTACTTTAGACCTAAGTATGTAGTTATGAAAGGTGTTCAAATTGAAAACAGAGCTATTATGTACATTGGTGCGCATCCTGAGTTTAAGAAAGATGACCACGGCAATTCAGTGGTGAATTTTAAAAACTGTAAGCATGAATATTATGCATCTAATATTTACTTACGGATATGGACGTTTAAATCTTTATTGAAGTGGCGCAGGCTTACAGGCAGAGGAACAAGAGTTTTATCTAAAAACTGCTTTAAATGGCAAAGAGTGTAAAACATAACCTATTAATAATTTGGAAACGGAGCGGCGCGGAGTTGCTCAAATTAATTACGTTGTTAGTGTGCAGGAGTTAAATTATGGAAAGAGCATTAATAGTTAGAAAGCCTTGGATTGATTTAATTTTAGATGGAAAAAAGACTTGGGAAATGAGAAGCAAGCCAACCAAGGTGCGCGGCTTGATAGGATTAATCGAGCAAGGCACAGGGCTTATTGTTGGTGAATGCAGAATTAACGGCGTTCACTACCCTTTGGATGTATTTCCTAGCGGTTACGGCCAGCATAAACATAGGATTGATGATCTTTCTTTGTTGGAAAAATGGAAATATCCGTGGATGCTAAGTAGAGCGGTAAGGTACGAAAGCCCAATACCGTATAACCACCCCAAAGGGGCTGTTACATGGGTGCGTATTGCACACTAACCATAGCTTTTAAAGCGCGGCTGAATGTAGCCAAAAAAGAAACTAAACAATGGCCGTCGATTTGAAAGCGGTTGTTATAACGGATTAGGGGGATAAAATGATGGAAAGGCATGTTATAAAGTTTGAGTATGAAGACGGCGTAAAGCTGGTTAGCCCAATAGTCTGGTGCGGAAAAACCGTATCAGGTATGGAATTTATGTTTCAAGATGCACAGCATGTAGCGTTAGCCGTTGGCGGAAGTATCGAGCCATGCGCTAACTGCATTAAAGCAATAATCTCTGAACTACAAAAAGAGTTATAACCCAACATTAACTGGCGGCGATAGCCGTCCAAGCGCAGCGCGTTTAATGCGTTGTTATATTTAACTTTAGAGGGTAGGAAAATGGATAATCAGTATGGAGAGTTTAGAGCTGGAGTTCCTTATAATTTTAAAGAGCTGATGATTGAGTATTGGATGCGAGACGAAAACATGGACAAAAATGAAGCCATGAACGCATATTTAACGGGGGACTTTTTTAGGCTTGAAAGACGGATAGCTGGAACCGTTCGGACATTTAAGCCCGACCTTGGATACTCCGATAGTATGATAAATGGCACGCTTTGTTTTGAGGTAGAAGATAACAATGTGGTAATTCCCATAGAGATACTTATTGAAATATAACCCCGTATTAAAGCGGCTGAGGAACGAAGCTCGGTTTGAATTTATTGTTATATTTTTTACTTGGAGAGTGAAATGAAAACGCCACCAAACGAACATGATTACCTATGGAATGATTTACCCTTTGAGGAAAGGAAGCGATTAATGCCTTATGAAATGGAAAGCCAGTTGCGGAATATATGGAAGTGCAAGCAGAAAGCTATTGAGGCGCATAAGCGGCACATGAAAGAGCTTGATGACTGGATGTGTAACATTAAACGTGATTTAGACAAAATATAACCCAATTGTAAGCGAGAGAACGGAGCGGAGCGTAGTGATTCCGCTTGACATAATTGTTATAAATACGCCGCTTAAATGCGGCTTCTTGGGTACTAGGCTGCGGCCTATTTTAAAAAGCAATATTTGCTGCCCATTTACTGAGGATAAGACGATGATAGCGCAGGGGTAACGCCCTTAGAATTTAAGTCAGTTAGCCGTATATCTGCGAAGGCAATAGCTGGAGATGGTGCGAGCTGTAAATAATTCCCTGCAGCCACTTAATTGTGGCTTTGTGGGTGAAAGTATTTATAACCCCGTATTAAAGCGGCTGAGGAACGAAGCTCGGTTTGAATTTATTGTTATGTGATTTAATTTAATTATTGGAGATATTGAAATGGGCGCACCAGATTTAAAAGGGTTGTTACCAACTATGGTTGTGATATGCGGGCTAATTGGATGGGGAGTAATTGAGTTTTTCCTTTGGCTTGGAAGCAATATAAGTCTAACGTGGGGCGGGTGATCCATGCTTAAAGATGTTGATAATGTTTTTGTGATTACTGCAAAGGTAAACGGTTTTAGAGTTTGGTTTAAAAAACTAAAGAGAGTAAGGCTATATTATGAGTATCCTATAGGATGGGGAAACAATGATGTAGCCAAGATTTATTACCATGTTAGTTATAGTTACACATAACACTATAAAACAAGGGAATCCTCGTTATCACGGTTATTTAGTGATAATAGGGAATCCTGTATATTGGCTGCTTAATTGCGGCCTTTTTTATATCTTTAATAAGTGTTGACCTGTGCAATTAAACAGGTATAATTCCTTACATCAACTAGAGAAACGGAGCAAATAAAATGACTAAATTAATCGCGGTTTTAGGGCTAAAAAAGAACGTTATCAGAGAAGCAAAACAGGAAGCCGGTAAGTTTTACGCATGGGTTCCCACAGCAAATTATGGAGCTGGCGAATGGCAGAGAGTAGCGAAAACAAAAATCAAAAAGGTGGCGGCGTGAGCCGTTACGGATGGGCTGTAGATGGCTATGGTAAGTGCCACTTATATAAAAAAGGTGACAATAGGGTTTTGTTCTCAGGGCTGGCGGGTGTTAGTGGTTCTGAGTTAGTTTGGATTTACGAGGATTTTGGAAAATGACCCCATCACAGCAAGCAAAAAACGTAGATATTAAAAAGCCAATTTTCAAGAAAGGCCAAAAGGTGATATTCGACTCCTACGGCCACGACTGTAAATGCACGGACAAATGTTTGAGAGCAGATAATGATTGAGCTAACCGAAAAACAAAAAGCGGTATATGACTTCATCGTCGAATACCTGTGTAAGTGGCATAGACCGCCGTCGAGGGCTGAAATACAACTTAAAATGGGATTTGCGAGCCCTAATGCAGTAACCGATTATTTGGCAGCACTAAAAAAGAAAGGCGCTATAACGCTGTTAGATGGCGATAGAAACATACATTTGAATAACGTTAGATTGGAGGTTATTCATGGGAAATAAAAAAGCCCTAGTTGACATAATATCACGCTAGGGCTTAGAATAGCGTAAAGCAGATGTGAAACTCTGTAATAAATGAAAAGATAAGAGAGCCTTTAATTTAGTTGCCCCCTTGTCTATACCGTAATCTTTGCCACCCTTGGCGCGTCTTTTCGCGGTAAGTTTCACCTCGGGGGCGACTAAACTAAAGGTTTTTTATGCAAGGCTGGATATCACTACACAGAAAGCTTGTCGAATGGGAATGGTACTCAGATGCCAACACCATGCGCCTGTTCGTTCACTGCTTATTAAAAGCTAATCATGTAGATAAGAAATGGCGAGGAATTGATATTTCTAGAGGCCAGTTTTTAACCTCTATCAACTCTCTTTCTAGAGAATTACGCCTTTCTAGCCAGAAAATTAGAACATCAATTTCAAAACTTAAATCAACAGGCGAGATAACAATCAAAACAACAAGCAAATACTCAATGATTTCAATAACTTGCTACGATTCTTATCAAGGTGATAACAAGCTGGAAAACAAACAAGCAACAAACAAACAACAAACAAATAACAAACAAATAACAACTACTAATAATGATAATAATGATAATAATGATAATAATGATAATAAGATGAAAAACAAAAGATTTTCCCCCCCCTCCGAAAATGAAGTTACTGACTTTATGCTTAGCCTTAACTGGCCTAATGACAATGGAGCTACAGCAAGAGCAATGATTGACTACTACGCACAGCAGGGCTGGAAGCTATCTAACGGAAATATGATGAAAGACTGGAATGCAGCAGCTAGAGGCTGGTTACGTAATCAACAAAAATGGGATGCTAAGAAATGAAGACTTTTTCACTAGACGCAGAACGAGCAGTAGTAGGCGCGATAATGTTAACGGGTGAAAAAACATTTCATCAGGTATCGCAAGTATTATGCGCGAATGACTTTTTTGACGAGTCATGCAAAATTGTTTACACGGCAGCTGAAAAAGCTGTCGATATTAAAATGCCCATTGATCCGATAAGCATTTCAGAGCTTTTAAAAAAAGAGGATCTAGATATTGTTGGGGGGATGCACGGAATATCTGAGCTATGCAGAACGCCATCGTCATCTAATGCAGGCGCATACGCTAGGATAGTATTAGATCAGTCGAACCTTAGAAGACTTGTTAACGCAGGATCTAAAATAATATCTCTTGGCGGTGAGGAGGATAGTACTCAGGAAAAAATAGCGAAAGCACAGGAGCTGGTAAACGACTTAACAAAAACACAAAAAACCGACGATAAAGACAGTTATCAAGCCACAAAGGAGCTTGTTGAGTGGATGAGCAGGACTGATTCAGATACCAAGTCAGGTTTTTTTGATGAGCATACTGGCGGATTGTTTAGCGGATTAATCGTTGTAGCAGCTGGAACAGGTCAAGGAAAGTCTACGCTAGCTTTAAACATTGCATATAACCTACGAGAGGGGAATATAGCGTACTACTCGCTAGAAATGCCTGCAGCACAACTTATGGCAAGAATGGCAAGCAATCACTCTAACATCCCGTTCAAAAGGATACGTGATAAGGATATGAACGAGGGGGAGTGGGTGATATTTCAAAACACGCTAAAGAGCATTCGAGATTCAAGTATAAGATTTATTGATAACGGCATACATATAAACCAGCTTTGCGCTCATGCAAGAGCTATGAAAAACAATAATGGGCTTGATCTGGTGATTGTCGATTATATTCAGCTAGTTGGCTCAGACGGGCAAACACGTGAGAGGGAGGTGGCAAACATTACAAGAAAATTGAAAGGTCTTTCTATGGATCTAGACGTACCAGTAATTGCTCTTTCTCAGTTATCTAGAGATCACGAGAAGAGAGCAAACCCAAGGCCATGCCTTAGAGACTTGCGCGAGTCAGGAGCTATTGAGCAGGATAGCGACTTAGTTTTATTTTTATATGACGAGGCCAAGGTAAGAGATGATACAAACAATCCCAATTATGGGCTAACCGAATTATATAGCGGCAAATACAGGCACGGCGAAAACTTTAGCGTTGTTTTAGATCAGCAATTATCTAATTACAGATTTAAAAGGTCAGAACATGGCGTTATTTCTCAAAATGAAGGAGTGAGATTATGAGAGGTGAATATGCAAGCTTTAATCAATTATTAAAAGATGCAATGGTTAGGATTGACAAAAACCAGAATGAATCTTCAAAGGCTCAGCAGGAATTTAGAGATAAGATGAGGGATTTATTTAACGATCCCGATATGTTTAATTATAGTCAGCCTGATAGATCATGGAGCAAGCAATGTACGCACTAAAAACAAAAGGCAAGCTGGAATTCTTGTTATTTGCAGCAACAGAAAAGGATTTAGACGATAAAATAAGCAATGCTTATCGCCTAGAAAAAGGAATGTGCGCAAGAGGAAACAAGTACGGCATGAGTGATTTTATGGAAGGAAAGGCAAAAGTAAAACTAACCATTGAGCCAATAGAGGGCTAAGCAATGAACGAAGAACTGCAAAGCACACTAGACCAATACGGGATAACGCTAGAAGAGTATTTGCTTGGCTGTAGCGTTAGTGATGAAGAGTTTTACAGTATGTATGGGGGTGGAAAATGAAAGTACTGGTAGCTTGTGAAGAAAGCCAGGTGGTAACTATTGAGCTAAGAAAGCTAGGGCACGAAGCTTATAGCTGCGATACAGAAGAATGCAGTGGCGGCCATCCTGAGTGGCACTTGCATGGCGATGTTAAACAATGGTTATACGATGACTGGGATATGATAATTGCTCACCCGCCATGCACATACCTAACCAATACAGGGGTTTGCTGGCTTACGGGGAAAAATAAGAAGCCTGAACGATGGGTGCAGTTAGACGAAGGCGCTGATTTTTTTAAATTATTCTTAGATCACCCTTGCAAAAAAGTAGCAATTGAAAACCCAATTATGCACAAGTACGCAATAGAGCGCATAGGTAGAAAGCATGACAGCCTTGTACAGCCGTATCAATTTGGCCACACTGAGCGCAAAGCAACCTGTTTTTGGCTAAAAGGGTTGAAGCCGTTGACAGAAACAAATAATGTTAAAAAAGAAATGGATAGGCTGCCAAAGCGAGAGCAGCAAAGATTGCATTATTTGCCACCAAGTGCAGACCGCGCAAAATTAAGGAGTAAGACCTATCCAGGTATTGCAAAAGCCATAGCGGAACAATGGGCTGGCGCATTATGAGTAATTTCACATGCGAACAATGCGGCACGATTTGCTTTGATTCGCCCCGGGGATATATCAATGGATGCGAACATCACAAACCCAACCATAGAGTCATGAAAGGTTTTGGATTCGTTCTCGATGCTGGTGGAATACCGCGAAAATGGGCAGTAGATAACTACGGGACAAGACGATTTATTGATAATAACGAGCAGGTGATAAAATGAGCCAAAAACTACGAGTACATAATCATTTAAAAGCTGGGAACACACTAACCAGCGCAGACGCATACGAGAAGCTTGGTATTGTCTCTTTCCCGAAGAGGATATGCGAAGTTAAGGAAATGGGCGTTAAAGTACAGGATCGCTGGAAACGCGTTAAAACGCGCTTTGGTGGCTATACGAGAGTTAAGGAGTATTACCTATGAAAAAAGAAGTTGAAATAATTCACAATATTATTGTTAAGGCTCAGCAAGAAAGAGCCAAGAAATTTGTTGATGCCAATGTGTGGGACGGAGAAGACAGGGAAGGATGTAAAGGTGATTTCGCATCATTTGACCCCGACTCTCTACAAGAGCTAATCAATGATTTAATTGAATTTCTACATGAGGCATAAAAATTTGTACACAAAAAAACAACAGTTAGTAGCCGGAACATACCTACAGATGAGAAAAGAGCTAGGCAAGTGGCCTACTCAGATAGAGGTAGCGCATAGATTACAGATTAGTCGAGGATCAGTTAGCAATATAATGTTGCGACTCAAAGAATTTGGGGTGGCAAAATATAAGTCAAGAAAAGTAATCGAAAGCGTTAAGGATATTTGCGAGCAAGAGCTAACCAAGCCAAAAGAAACCGGCACCGGCATTAACTGGCTATCAGTTGCTTTTGTATAGCTCGTTAAACTGCTTGCCGGTCATTAATTCGGCTTTGTAGCCTGCATTCAAAAGAGCGTCGATTATTTTACCGCCGCTTTTTCGCTTGCCAAGGTTAAGATCAGTACCGATGCTTTTTAGTGATTTTGTAACAACTTCAAAGCAGTACATTTTTTTCTTGTTTTCTATACCGAAAGGCCACAATAGCAGGCCTTTTGTATCGTAAGGCGTATAAAAGTTATCTTCTAGCCATTGGTTACAGTCGCCGCCAACATCGACAACAACAACCTTACGGCTATCCTTTACCTTGTCAGCTATATTTAAGCATCCGCGCAAGAAAGTGGTATCGTAAACCACGCCACGGTTAATAATTGCAGCATGGCTATAACCACTCATTGTTACAAGAGAGCAGATTATGCTAAACAGCGATGAGTAATCTGTCTCGTAGATTACAATTTTCACGGCTGAAAGTTAACTTTTGTATGCGCCAGCCTAAACGGAAGCCACACAGCTTCAAATGCTGAAACATTAGATGGATTTATGTTTAATATCCCGCCATTAACAAACTCAAAATCAAAGCTCATACCCTGATCGACGTAAGGTCTAATTGAAGACAATCCGAATTGATCATCTTTGAAAGCACTGCACATAACACCTTCAAATTCTACGCCAGCTTGCATTGATTCTCTTCTCTGCTGCTCTATAGATGGCGGTGATGCGGGAGGGTTAAAAAAATTACCATTCTCTAAAACTTGACCACAAACCGCATCAGAGGGGATGCTTACAAACCCCTCTTGCTCGTTAGGCTGTTTTTGTATTAATACGTTGTTCTCATCTAATAACCCGAACATTATAGTCTCCATATTTCAATAGTTGCATATACAGCATTTTCACCACCGCCGTCTAAATCCACGCCAAAACCACTAGCGTCTGTTATCTGGCAGTAGTGCTGTAGTTCAAAAGTCTTAGCACTGGCTATAGCGAACTCCCCAGATAAAAAGCTATGGGTCATTGCGTTAAGAGTGGAGTTAACGTACGCAGAACCGCCTACAATCTCAGTAACGCCGTCTGTTATATTTCTTAACCGAATCTTGTGTCCACCAACTTCGTAGCCGGGGGCAGAAGCCCTAACCCCATATTTCCCCGCTTGAAGCGTGAGCTGCCACCCAGCAAGCGTGACAATTAGGTCGTCGTCGTTGTCTTTTGTGTTCAGCGTTCGCGTTCGCCAAGCGCCAGAAGCAAATGATCCCCCATCTAATGTTGAGGCTCTTGTTTCTGTAATTTTTGCGTAAGAAACAGCAGACGCTTTCCAAGTGCCTGTAGTATCACCTACCGGATCAACTACCGTTGAATCTATGCCGTTAGCAATAAGGCACTGGTACAAGTTGCCATCCCCTCCTACAACCCTTGCTCCAACAGGATACTCCCCCATCAACGGCGAATATGGAAGCTGAGATAAAACCCTAAGCGAATCTAAATACTGTGATGAAATAGCTGTTTCTGCATTACCGTTAGGAACAATTGATGCTTCCGATAATAATGCTTGCTGAAAACCGAATATATCATCGGCTCTAGCTTTAAAATACGGCGTTCCATCTCCTGCGCCAGCGCTTGTTTCGTCTTTTGAGCTCCCGTAAGGGTAACTTGCGTCTGGCGCGGTAATGCGGCCAGACATCGTACCATTTGTACTTGGATTTAGTGCCATAATAGGCCTCCTATTTAACTGTAATTAACTAATATACCCAACCATTGCTCGCAGGGGCATATTTTCAAGCATAAATCTTCAAACTCTTCTCGCCTTGATTCTGGAACTTCGGCAATATTAGGGAATACCTCGCCACCGATATATAAAAAATATGGGTATTTTGAGCTATCAACAGGGATAATGTATTGTTTTCTTGTGTAATTTACACTAAAACTTCCGTCCTGTGCGTCAGGATCACCATCTTGCATACCCAGAGATCCATCTCCAATTATATCTTCAGAAGAAATTATAACTTTGTTCACCAAAGGATAGCCAACAGGCGCGTCAGTACCGCCATCCTGAGAAACCGTATCCCCATCCTGAGCATCAGAACCACCATCATACATCAAGTAGCGCAGACCTGTTTCGCCATCATCAAGATAGTCAAAAGGGTTTCTTGCTACAGGCACATCATCGTTATTAACTGATCCTCCTGTCGCTCTTGATGTTGGCTCCCACCATTCATGCACGTAAACATCAAAGCCTGCGGCTTGCAGCGTGTCTTGTATATACTTAGGATCTTGGCCGCCCCGGGCTTTCCATGTCGCATCAAGCCTATCTCTTTTTTGCTGATCAGTTAGCCCGTAGGACTGTAAAGCGAACTGATCTTCCCATAGTGATAACTTGGTTGTTTCAGATGGACGGTAATCATTCCACGTCTGATCCTGAGCATCCTTTATGCTTTCTGGCAAACCGGCGATACCTACAAAAAACCGCCTAAGATTCTTATCTATTGTTATCTGCCAAGCTTTTGCTCTTGGCAGCAAATGTTCGTATACGCGAAACCAGATCACGAAAATGACACCTGTGCAGCTTTAGATTTTTCGCCCTCGCCAAGCACTCTAGATGAAATTGGTGATGTTGCGCCAGCCTCATAAAAAGCAGCATTACTAAATGTGCCGCCAGAAGAAGTGATAATATCCTCAGCTATAGCGGAAACCCTAGTCCTAGTTATTTGATCTTTTCTTGGAGGTACAGATAATCCGTGTATAAACGGCTCTCTTGATAGAAAATACTCTTTAATTGCCACTGTAATAT